CCGACGGGTCCCACCGGAACGGGTGTGGTCGGAAACACAGGTCCCACGGGCGCCACCGGCGCAACGGGCCCGACCGGCAACATCGCGGTCATTGTCACTCCGCCCACCTCTGATCCGCATGTTTCGGGTCAGGTCTGGGTGAACTCGGGTGTCCTCACCGTCTCGGCCGGCTAATAGGGGGCTCCCATGGCAATCGGTACCACAGTCACCGGGGTCCCAATCAAGCCGGACCCCTCCAGTGTCGGCAAGGACACCTACGATGACGGCCGTATCCCGGCCGTCCTCAAGGAAGTGGTCGACCTGATCAACGACAAGAACATCCCCGGCTTCGCCGGCAACACCGGCGGCAAAGGGCCGACCGGCGGTGGCGCTGCGGCTTTCACTGGCCCGACCGGCCCTACGGGCGCAAGCCCGACGGGCCCCCTCAACTCTGCGCTCATCGGTCCCACCGGCGCGAGTGGCCCTGCAGGTCCGCAAGGGCCGCTTGGCCCTCTTGCTGGCGCTGGCCAGAACGCCAATGCCACCGGACCGACCGGCAACACCGGCCCCACCGGGCCGATTAACTGGACTGGCAACACCGGCAACACCGGCAACACTTCGGCCACCGGAGCAACCGGCCCGACCGGCCATGCCAACCCCTACCCGGGCGCAGCAGGTCCGCTCTCGGCGACGGGTGCGATCGTGTGGATACCGCCGAAGACCGACCCCGGCATCGCTGGGGCGATCTGGAACGCCAATGGCGGCACGGGTGCCGTCAGCATGACGGGCTTCAACTACACCGGCGTGACCGGCCTGACTGGTACGAACCAGACGGGCATCTTCACTGGCCTCACCGGCGCGCTGTTCCGTATCTCCAGCGGAGGCCCGAACCCCAACAAATAAGACCCCCAACCCCCAAGGTCCGTGCAAAATGACCCGACTGTGTCTGAATATGATCGTGAAGAACGAGGCTGCGCGTATTGTCCGCTGCCTCGCTTCTGTTGCCCCCCACATTTCCAGCTACGCCATCCTCGACACCGGCTCGACCGATGGGACCGAGCGGATCATCCGCGAGTTCTTCGAGGAGCGCGCCATCCCCGGCATCGTCGGCAGTGGGTCCTTCCGGGACTTCTCGCAGGCGCGTAACGACGCCCTCAAGCTCGCACGCGCGACGCAGCGGCGCCACCCAGCGGATTTCTTCCTGTTGGTGGATGCCGACATGGAGTTGAAGGTGGCCGACATCCCGGACCCGTTCGGGGCGCTGCGCGCGGACGCTCCGGCGTATACGCTGTTGCAGTGCGCCGGCGGCGTCTCTTACGACAACACCCGCTTGCTCAACACCAAGGTGGACGCGTCGTATCGCGGCGCGACGCACGAGTATCTGGATGTCGCCGTTGCCGGCCGCTACGACGGGGCCACGTTTATCGATTACGCCGACGGCTCGAACCGCGAGAACAAGGCGGAGCGGGACATCGCGCTTCTCCTTGCTGAGATCGAGAAGGAGCCAGAGAACCCACGAAGCTGGTTCTATCTCGGCAATTCTTATATGGACATCGGGAAGTGGCCGTCCGCGGAGTTCGCCTACAAGAAGCGCATCGCGATCGGCGGCTGGAACGAGGAAGTCCACAACGCAAAGGTGAAGCTCGCGCACTGTCTGAACAACCAAGGTGTCGAGAGCCAGTTCGTTGCCGCGTTGCTCGATGCTTATAACTTCCGACCACAGCGCGCGGAAGTCCTCTATGAGCTTGCCAAACACTTCCGTGAGAAGCCCAATCAACAGCAGACAGCGTTGTTGTTCTGTCGGGCCGGGTACAAGGCGAAGCGCCCGGACGACATGCTGTTCGTGCCCGATTGGGTCTATAATTGGGGCTTCCGCGAGGAGTACTCGATCCTTGGCGGCTACGGGAATGACAACGACAAGAAGATCGGCGCGGCGCTCGCCAACGGCCTCGCGCTCGACCCTTCGGTGCCGCCCCTCGTGCGTCACGGCGCGCGGCAGAACCTGCGCTTCTATGCGAAGCCGCTGGTCGCGCACTGCCCCTCCTTCACCTCACGCGTGATCGACGTCAAGCCGCAGCCCGGCTACACTGCGATGAACCCGTCGGTCGCCGCGGGACCCGACGGTTCGCTCTATGCGATCGTGCGCACCGTGAACTACCGGATGGATGATGCTGGCCGCTATCTGATCAACGGCCCAGCCAACGAGGAGCCGAACGGCTCTAACCCGATTGACACGCGAAATATCTTCGTCGGGTTGTCGGATGGTCTCTTGACCCTCGCCCAGATGTCGATCGAGTGGCAGCGCCCCGCGCCGGCGTTCAATCTGGTGACGGGTCTCGAAGATATGCGGCTGTTCTATCACCACGGGTTCTGGATGGCGACCGCGTGCATCCGTGAGCAGGTCGCGTCCGGGACGCCGCAGCAAGTCCTTTGTCAACTCGACGACGGCTGGGAGATCACCGAATGGAAGGCGCTCTCTGACGGCACCACCTGCGAGAAGAACTGGATGCCGATCCCCGACGAGGAGCTTCACTACGCCTACCGGCTCGATACGATCCGCGCTGGCGACGGTATGTCAGCCAAGGTGGGTCTTCCGCTCGCGGTGGACAACATCAGTGGCGGCTCGCCGTTGATCCGCTTCAAAAACGGGTGGCTCGCCATCGTCCATGAAGCGATCGACCCCGGCGACTACCGCCGCAACTACATCCACCGCTGGGCGTGGTTCAACGAAGACCACACGCTGCGCCGGCTCTCCGTGCCGTTCCACTTCCACGATCGCCAGATCGAGTTCGCCGCCGGCCTCGCGATGCATCCAAACGGCGAGGACTTGGTTATCTCCTACGGCGTGCGCGACTGCGAGGCCCGCATCGCCCGCGTCGCCGCGATCGAGGTGAGCGCCATGCTGAGTGATTTCTATGAAGGTTAGAATGGTCACGGGCTACGTCCCGATCCCCGATCATCCGCGCACCGCCGGCGAGTATGGAGAGCTTGGCGAGCGGCTGAGCGGCGTGCCGATCCCCAAGAAGGCCTTCTACATGAAGGTCGAGGATACGTGGCTGCACAAGTTCGTCACGGCACTGCCGTTCATCCCGACGGTGTCGCAGCACGACAACACAGCGAAGAACACGCTGGCATATCACTGCGTCAATCACCAGAAGTCGTCATGGCTGGTGCAAGCCTCTGACGAAGACCCCGAGGCGGACGTGCTGCTGTGGGTGGACTACGGCATCTTTCGCCTGCCCGGCGTCAACAACCAGTCGATCTACGAGTTCGTCCAGCGCCTCGACGATAACAAAATCTACGCGCCCGGGTGTCAAGGTGAGCCGATTGCAGTTGAGAGCGCCTATCCCTGCTGGCGCTTCTGCGGCTCGATGCTCGCGGTGCCGAAGAAGCTCGTCGATCAGTTCGACTACGCCGTGCGGGTCAACGCGCGTCAACATATCGTGAAGACCCGCAACGTGGACTGGGAAGTCAATACGTGGGCGCGCGTCGAGAAGCGCCACCGACTGCCGATCGACGTCTACATGGCAGACCACGACGTCTCGATGTTCGACAACTTTCGGAGACCGCTACAATGAGTTCACTTGAAGAACTGTTCACCTATTTCGGCACCGACAAAGGCATCTGGGGTTACACGCCCGCCTACGAGAAGCATCTGCTGAGCCGCCGCGATGGTCCGCAGGCGATCAAGAACGTCTTGGAGATCGGCATCTGCGGTTTCCGCGACATCCCCAACAACGTCGTCGGCGCCAGCCTATTCTGTTGGCGTGAGTATTTCCCGCAGGCGCAAATCTACGGCATCGACAACGACCCACGCTTCGTCTTCAACGACCAGTGGCGGATCGCCACCGCGCTCGCTGACGCTTACGACAAGCACGCGCTTGGTAACGCCTTGCAGTTGTTCGGCGCACCACAGTTCGATTTTATCTGTGACGATGCCGTCCATGATCCGGTGCCGCAGGCACACCTGTGTATGTTGCTATGGGACCAGCTTGCGCCCGGCGGCACCTACGCGATCGAGGAGCTATGCCCGTACAAGCTGGATGGGAACGTGTTCGACAATTTCGTCGCCCCCCTGATGCGATACCTGCCGACGCTCGTTGCCGCCGAGGAAGTCCAGACCCACAAGGACGAGCGCCTGCTCCTTTTGACCAAGCAAGCCAATTAACGCTTCTTTAGCACCAGCATCGGTATGCTCCGCGGGATTTCTTCCCACTTTGGAGACATACCGATGGCAGGTTCACTCAACGGCGGCTTCCAGAAGAAGACCGAAAAGAAAGCCGACTTCGCCAAGGGTGGCAACACCCCGATGTTCGGCAAGGGCGACCGCACCACGACCGCGCCGAAAGACGGCGCCCACAGCATGGGGTCCGGTACCACCGATCCCGGCGCGACGGGCTCTGGCGCAGGCACCAGCGACAAGTTCGCCAAGGGCGGCTCCGGCAAGATGTTCGGTTACGAGGGCGCAGTGCCCGCGACCGCTGGACAGACCGGCGCACGCTAATGGGACGCCGCCTCAACCGCTCGTCTGTCCACAGCGGGGCGAAAGCACCGTCGACGGTCCCGTCTCCGGGATCGACGTCGCGGGTCGGTAAACAACCGGCTGCGATCGGGTCAGGCCTCGGCGGGGCGCAAGCCCGTATCACGCCGATCCCTCCGGGAGGCGGCAATACCCGTGACTACGGCAAGCCGCAGGCCGCAGCGCCCCAGCCGAGCCCATTCGGCCCCAGCGCCGGCAACTCCAACATCGGAGGCTTCTGATGTTCAAGAAGCACATGACGCCCCTGAAACCGCACTCCAAGGTGGGAACCCTCGACAATTCACCTAACAAGGGCTCGAACCAACGCGCGCTTCCCGGTGCAGCCACCGGCGGCGGTCCCGCGTCGTTCCAGTCTTACGGCAAAGCCACCCCAATGGCGCAGCCTGCACCCGCTCCCGACGGTCTCGGCAGCGGTACGTGGGGCGGAAACGGAATTGCTTGACCTCCACCGACGTCATCAAACACTACGCTTTGCGCCTCAAGAATGCTGATCCCGAAAGCTGGGATCGCTTCCTGCTGGCCTTCGACGCCTACGCCACGGAAGTTACCGTGGCGGTAACAGAGGCGCCCTCCGAAGACATCCTCCGGTTCCAAGGTCGAGCCCAGCAGATGCTGGCGCTCCTGCGCCTGTTCCGCGAGTGCCACGTAATCCGCAACCTCCCACCACAATAATCTGGAGTGCTCCCCATGGCTGCCAACGACCAACTATCTGACGGAAAAGGACTTACTGACTTCTCGGTGGACCCAAATGTAAGGGTTCCCGACCACGTCAAAGCCGAGGCGGCCCGCGCCGAAGCCATCCACAAGCAGGTCTACAAGGAAGACCTGCCGCAGCCAGTCCAGCCCGAACACACCCACGCGACCCCCGCCGCCCAGCCCGGCGACGCCGCAGCAGCAGCCGAAGAAGCCGCCCGGGCCGAAGCTGCCCGCGCCGCCGCAGCAGCAGCCGATCCCCAGCCCCAGCATACTGATCCGCAGCCCAAGCCGGGCGTCTCGTCCGAGGACGAGGGCGTCTCCGCGGCCGAGTGGCGGCACCGCTTCCTCTCCATGAAGGGGCGTTTCGACGCTGTGACCCGGCAGCAGGGCGCAGATCGTCAGCAAATGCAAGAGCTTGCGGATGAGTTGACGCGCACGCAGTCGCTCCTGCAGGCGCCTGCCTCCCGTAGTCAGGCTCCCGCTACACCCCGCGATCACAAAAAGTTGATTACAGAACAGGACCGCGAGACCTACGGCGACGACCTTATCGACGTCGCGCGCCGGGTCGCCATGGAGACCGTGGGGCCCGAGATCGAGAGCCTGCGCGCCGAGAACCAAAACCTGAAAAAGGATGCAACTACAAGGGGTCAGCGGGAATTGCGCGACGCGCTCCGCACCGCCGTGCCGGACTGGCAGGCCATCAATACGAGCCCGCAGTTCCTCCAGTGGCTCGCTTTACCAAATATTTACACTGGGCAGGTACGAAGGGACATGTTGAGAGCAGCATACGGAGCGGCAGATGCCCCTCGCGTTATCGCTCTCTTCCGCGACTTCGTAACGGAAGTTAAGGCCACGGGTCAGACGGTCCAGACCCCGCAAGGTGAGCAGCAGGAAGACAAACCCGCTCCTCGTACCGCCGCGGTGGATTTGGGGACGCTCGCAGCCCCCGGCAAGGCGAAGCCGGCAAGCGGTGACACCGCGATGCCCGCAGACAAGCCATTCATCACCCGCGCTCAGATCACGAAGTTCTACGACGACAAGCGCCGCGGATTTTATGCCGGCCGAGAGGCACTGGCAGCACAATTCGAGGCTGATTTGACCGTCGCACAACGTGAAGGGCGCGTCCGCTAATCCCGGGGCTCGTCTGCATGAAATGCGCGTGAAGCCCCTTCACCAAGTAATCATGGGGCTTCTTCGCCATGTCCATTCCCTCAGCAGGTTTTCCGGGCGCAACGTCCGGCTCCTCGCCAGCCCTCTATCCGGTTGGTAGCTCGGGCAACTCCCTCCAGTCGACGGGTTTCATCCCGGAGATTTGGTCGGGTAAGCTCGTGGAGAAATTCTACGCGTCCACCGTCCTCGCCGCGATCTCGAACACCGACTACGAAGGTGAGATCAAGAACAAGGGCGACCGCGTCAAAATCCGCACCAAGCCGACCATCAGTATCCACAACTACTCCTCGGACGGGCTCTTGGGCCTCGATCGTCCGACGGGCGGCACCGTGGAGTTGTATATCGGCAACGGCAAGTACTTCTCCCTGATCCTCGACGACGTGATGGAAATTCAGAGCGATCTGAACGTCCTCTCCATGTGGTCGGACGACGCGGCGCAGCAGTTGAAGATCACCGTGGACAGCGATGTCCTCGACGGTATCGTCGGCGGCATGGTTGCGGCGAACAAGGGAACCGCAGCCGGTGCCATCACCGGCAACATCAACCTCGGCGTCAAGGGTACCCCCCTCTCGGTGGTCTCCAAGAACCCGGGCGTGGGCGACATCGAACTCCTCGACGTCCTGATGCGTATGGGTCAGGTCCTCGACGAGCAGAACATCCCGGAAGTGGGACGCTGGGTGGTCATGCCCTCGTGGGCGGGCCGCATGATCAAGCAGTCCGAACTCCGTCAGGCCTACCTGTCGGGCGACAGCGTCTCGATGCTGCGCAACGGCCGGCTCGGCATGGTGGATCGGTTCACGATCTACATCAGCAACCTGCTGCCGAACAACTCGACCGACAGCACGAACTTCAACTCGGGTGAATGGCCGATCTTCGCCGGCCACGCGCACGGGCTGACCTTCGCCTCGCAGATCAGCAAGGTGGAGACGCTGCG